TGATGCTACATCTAAGCAAATTATTCCAGATAAGTATGGATACGGCATCTTTGATGTTGTAGAGCCTCTTTATAATCCTTATGCATTGGCTAAGATTTATGAACTATCTGCCCCCAACTATTCAGCAATTAACGCTAAGGTAGCAAATATTGTTGGACTGGGATATGACCTACTGCCAACCCTTAATGTCATGGAGAAACTAGAGTCTATCTCAAGCACAGAAGAACTTGGTAGAGTAAGAAGAAATCTTGCTCGTCAGAAGCATCGCGTAATTTTTTGGCTATAAACAATAAACGACGACGATACATTCACCATGACATTGATGAAAGCCTATATTGATGCAGAATCGACAGGAAATGGCTATATTGAGATAGGAAGAAAAACAACTGGAGAAATTGGTTATATTGGACATATTCCTGCTCCAACTATGAGGGTGCGACGTTTAAGAGATGGATTTGTCCAAATAGTTAACGGAAAGGCTGTGTTCTTCCGTAACTTCCAGGGTGAAGAAAAGAATCCTATCACCACCGATCCCCGTCCTAATGAAATAATTCATATAAAGAATTACACTCCTACAAATACTTATTATGGCCTCCCTGCAATTGTTGCTGCTAAAAATGCTATGGCAGGAAATGAATTTGCCTCCCGATTTAACCTGGAGTACTTTGAGAATAAGGCTGTGCCACGTTATATTTTCTGGCTTAAGGGCGCAAAAATGTCACGGGCGGCAGAGGAAAGACTATTTGAATTTTTCCAAGGAAACTTGCGAGGACAATCTCATAGAACTGCAATTATTCCCATCCCTGGCGATACTCCAGACCATAAAGTAGAAATGAAGATGGAGCCCATTGAGACTAATATTCAAGATTCATCCTTCAACAATTATAAGAAGATGAACAAGGACGAAATCCTTATGGCTCACCGCGTGCCTGCATCTAAGGTTGGATCTACAGAAGGCATTGGTTTGGCGGCAGCAAGAGAGGCAGACAGAACCTTTAAAGAGCAGGTTTGTCGCCCAGCCCAAGACGCACTAGAAAAGAAAATCAATAAGATTATTGCTGAAAAAACAGACGCTTTCAAGTTTGAGTTTAACGAACTTACTCTTACAGATGAAGAAACAAGATCCAAGATTGATGAGCGGTACCTAAGAATGCAAGTTATCGTGCCTAATGAAGTTAGAGAGCGTTTGGGCCTATCTACACTTCCTAGTGGAGATACCCCCGTTGTTCTTAATGCTCAGGCTCAGGCAGAGCAAGTTACTCAAACCACAAGGAACAGAGTGAGAGATCAAGAGCGTGCTTCTAACTCTCCAGATAACGATGAACTAGGCCGTGAAACACAGGGCGAAGGAAGGCAACAAAATTAATAAAGTTAGATATAATATAATTTAATTGTTATGATTATTAATAAGGCACATTTCGATGTAGACGGAGACAACCTCCGATTAACTATGCCCATCGCTAAAGTCGATGAAGAGCGCCGTGTTGTAAGCGGATTCGCCACCCTAGATAATGTTGATCGACAAGGAGATATTCTTTTATCTGAAGCATCTCGTAAAGCATTTGAAAATTTTAGAGGAAATGTTCGCCTTATGCATCAGCCAATTCCTGCTGGTAAAGTTATTTCTTTTAGAGAAAATTCTTTCTACGATTCAGAGACTGGCAAGACATATAACGGTATTTTTGTAGATGCTTATATATCAAAGGGCGCAGAGAATATTTGGCAGATGGTTCTTGACGGAACTTTAACAGGATTCTCAATCGGCGGTAGAATTGTTGACTTTGACAATAAAATGGACGACCAAGATTCAGATGGTGGCGCGGTAAGAGTTGTAAAAGAATATGAACTCATGGAACTCTCTCTAGTTGATAGCCCAGCCAATCAATTTGCTAACATCTTTTCTATTCAAAAATTAGGTGATGAAATCATTACATCTGGAATTGCAACAGAATTTTCTACAGAAAATGTTTTTTGGTGTGCTTCAGACAATATTGCCTTGACTGAAAAGTCTGACTCTGCAGATTGTCCAGTTTGCCAAAACTCTATGAATGAAATTGGCTGGGTGGAATCAACAGACTTAAACAAGAATGAAGAGGTTGGAAGACTTGTGGATGGCTTTATTTCAAAGGCAGACTCAGTAAGAGTAGGAGATTTTGTATCATGGGGTTCAAGCGGTGGAACGGCTAGAGGAAAGGTCGAAAGAGTTGTACGATCTGGATCTATAAATGTTCCTGGCTCAGACTTTACCATTAACGCAGAAGAGGGAAATCCTGCTGTTTTAATTAGAGTTTATCGTAAGGGTGCCGATGGATGGGCTCCTTCAGATACAAGGGTTGGTCACAAGATGAGTACTCTTAGAAGAATTTCCGCTCTAAGCGCTAAGATGCACGATGAAGATATGGAGGATGAGGATCTAGAAAAAGAAACAGTAACTAGTGAAAATACTCCTGCTCGTAATGCACAGCAAGGTTTGCCTGGAGGAATTCCAAAAACTCCACGAAAGAAAAAGCGTATGTACCGTAAAGATGAGGGGGTGGTTAAGTCTGGAGACTATGTAGTATTTTCAGACAATGGAAAACTTTCTAAAGGCCGTATCGATGTTATTGATACAGATAAGGCAGCAGTTAGAATTTATAAAGAAGTGGCAGATAACAAGTTCCAACCAACCAATAACATCGTAACTAAAAATATTACAGACTTAACAAAAATTAAGGTTGCAAGTAAAAAAGCATTAGAGAAGTCATTATCAAATGAAGATATTGATCATTTAAATACCTTAATTTCTCAGCATAATGAAAAATATGGTAATGTTGATTCTAAGAATGTCTCATTTGATATGCTGCGTAAGGTTTTTGAGCGCGGCATAGCAGCATTTAAGGCTAACCCAGAGATGCAAAAATCAGATGAGTATTCTCCTGAGCAATGGGCGTATGCAAGAGTTAATGGATTCTTGCAGGCGGTAAGATCAGGAAAGTTCAACAACAGACCATATGACACAGATTTGTTGCCAAAGGGTCACCCATTGTCAACGAAAAAGTCAGATAATTCAGAGGAAAATGAACTGGCTTTACAAAAACGAGAAGGAGGTGTTGAAATGGCTGACAATAATACAAGCCATGAAGAACTTGACACCGCCGAGGCAACAGACGAGACTTCTGAGGAAGTAACGTTTGAAGTAGAAGAAACTGTAGAGGACGTAGTTACGGAAGCCCTTGCTATGGCTAAGTCCGATGGTGTTGAGGCTGAAGTTGCCGATGATACCACCTCTGAAGTTTTTGACATGGAAAAGGCCCTTGGCGATGTGAAGTCTTTCGTAGAAGAGACAATTACTAAGTCCATTGAAACTAATACCGAATCACTTGAAAAGTTCTCCAATGCAGTAGTCGAACTTGCTAAGGCAGTTGACGAAAAGATTGGTCAACTTCAATCAAAGTATGAAGAGGTTACCAAAAGTTTAGCCGATCTTAATTCTGCTGCTGTAGAAATCGCTAATCGCGTGGAATCAGTAGAAGAAGAAACGGCAATTAAGAAGTCTGGTGAACTGGAGTCCAGTATCCCAGAGCAACCCATAATGAAGAAATCAGTATGGGGCGGACGCTTCCTCAGTTCCGCAGAAGTATTTAACTAATTAATTAAAGAAAGAGAGGTGCAAAGAAAAGCATGAGTGACGCAATTAATAAAGCCGCTGCCGCAGTAAATGTTGGTACAGGTGCAATCATCTCAGATCTCGCTTCAAGCGGTGATATGGAGAACTTGACCACCAATCCACTAACACAAAACGGCGGTGTGCTACTTCCAGAACAATCCCGTCGATTCCTTGACTATGTGTTTGATCAGATGGTCTTGGGTAACGATGGGCGTAGACAAGTCATGCGTTCAAATACCGCTGAATTCGATAAGATTCAGGTTGGTACACGCTTGATCCGCAAAGCATCACAGGCAAGTGAAAACATCTTTGATGCTGGTGCAGGCGAAACAGGTTTCGCAAACCGTGGCGCACAATTCACCAAGGTTGAAATTGTCACTACTAAGTTCCGCTTGGACTACGAACTCTCAACTGAGGCACTTGAGGATAACATTGAAGGCTCCGCCCTTGAAGATCACATTGTCCGCCTAATGGCTGGCCAATTCGGTAACGATCTTGAAGATATCGCCATCAATGGTCTCGCTGCTCAGGGTACTGCATCATACGCTGGTACAACTTACCCATACACAATCGATGGGTTCGTTAAACTTGCTGATGGCG